GCCTACCGATGATGTTATAGTTACGGATATAGGTTTAACTATTGCATTCGCTTTAGTTGTAGCGCTTCCTATAGCAGATGTAATTTGTTGTCCAGTTACTTGAACTGAATATGCATCACCCCATGCGAGGTTGCCCCATGTCTTTCTTCCCCAACCTACATTTATTTCAGCATCAACAGTTACACTTCCTACTGAAGATGTAATACTTTGAGCAGTAGGTCTAACTGTAATATCTGTATAACCTGTAGCCGATCCAATAGCTGAAGTTATTTGTTGACCAGTAACAGGGAAATCTATACTTGGTTTTGCAAGAGCCGTTCCTATAGCCGAAGTAATTTGTTGGCCTGTTACACTGACGGTTTCGTGTGCGCCTTCTCCCCAATCAGCAGCACCCCACGTTAATCGACCCCATCCTGTAGTATTAAAAGCCGAAGCTGTTCCTACTGCTGATGTAATTGATTGACCAGTAACCGCTACGAGCGTATCACTTTGTTTACCCCAAAGACCGCGTCCCCAGGTTGTAGGGGATACACCCCAAGTATTAGCAGCCATCTAAGACCCCGGCTCCCTAAGCGAGTCTTATGATCGCTAATGTATCAGTATAGTTTGGAAACTGAATTGTGAAAGTACCAGCTGTAGAAGTTTTAACAGTACTAAAATCCAACACGGCAATAGATTTATTACTCTTTGATGAATTGTAAATTAAAGCTCCCATTGCAGAAATTGTTGCAGTTAAATAAGACAGATCAGTAAAATCAGCAATAGCTGTCGTTCCCGACAAACTAGTTGTTTGACCCGCTAAAGTTTTTCCTCCTGCAGTATAGTCCCCTGAGTTTCCTACTTCACCTGAAGCTGTGTAAGAAGCTAGGCCAGGACCAATTACTGATGAGTCTGTATATAAAGTTAATTTAAGAGTATCTCCACTAGCAGCGATATCATGGTCACCGGCTAATAGTTCTCTCTTAAAAGAACTGGTAATTGCACTTGTTGTTATAGCCATATTTTTCTCCTATTATGGTCCCGGTGAAGGCGAATCAATTCGTATTCGGATTGCTCCATCATCGTAATCGTCTCTTCTCCTTCGACCAACTTGTTCGATTGCGAACTTCTCTACCTCTTTATTATAGCGTTGCTCATATAATGTCAACATATCTTGTGGACCCTTTAAATATGAGAAAGCTTCAACAAGACACGCATATAATAGGCCATTTCCAAAATTCTGGCTAATATAAGTAGTCGTGTTTCCAGAAGCCAGAGCAGTCGGCATCTTTACAAAATTAACCTGAAACTGATAAGTAGAATCGGGGCAAGGAGCGACTGTAATAGTCCCTGAAGTCGTTACGGCTACTCCCGTAGCACCTCCATACATTGCGTAATATTTAGGCAGCCCGCGGCCTGTAGCTGTGGTTGTTCCACCTTCAGCGAATTTGTTATATTCGTTGATAAAAGTAATATCTCTTTTTTGTAAATAGGTACGTTCGGCTGGAGACGATCCATCTACCACTTCTATGGATCTAATAACAAGACACCCAGCGGGCGCATTAATATATTGCTGCCCTGTGACAAAATTCCCTAATTGAGAATCTCGGTAAGCGTCAATGTTAACTTCTCTTAAAATTCTATGTTCTGAATTTTCAATAAACTGATCTGTAATCGTACTAGTAAGAACATCAGTTCCTACTTCAGTATAATTTCCAATCGCTGTAGTTAATGTTGCGTATGTGAATCCTGCCATTATGCTGATATAGTTACCGGTCCAACGGACACTGGATAACCTCCTCCTTTTATTCCTCCTGTTGTAGCTGTACTAGTATCTACAACAAAATAAAACCAATTAGTAGTTTTATCTGTATCACGCGCACCGCTTACCCATTTTCCTGTTCGAATCGGGTAGCCAGCGGCTTTTGTAACATTAGATCCTGCAATACCGTCAAAGGTAGGTGGATTAGTATAATTCCCTCCTGTTGAAGAAGCGCCTCTGAATCGATAAGTACTGGAATCCGTTAAGCCATGACCAGGTACGTTGACATTAATATAAGAAGACCCTCCACCATAAGTGGTGAAAGGATCCTTAGGCATTAATTGTGTAACAGCCGGAGCCGTTCTTGCAGGTCTGGCTTTTTTTAAAGCTATTGGATCCGCTCCATGGGGTCTAGGACTTAATTGAGGTTGTTTAGATTCAAATTCTGAATAATGAACAAAGAGACCATTCCATTGGGTAACCATTTCATTCCATGGAAAAGCTTGTCCACTAATGTCTGAAATAGCAAGTGCATATTTTCCTTTTGCAAAATTTGCCATTATTTTTTACCTCCAGGTCCTAAAGGCTTGCCTATTAAACCGCCTTCAGCTTTTCGGTTTTTTAATTCTTTTTCAATTTCATCTTTTATTTCTTGAGGTGTTTTTGAATCATTTAAAAGTTCTCTTAAACGACCACTACCCATGTTACTTATTCCAGATACAAAGTCATGAATTTTTAAACCAGGACCACTTCCTGAATATTTATAAGTTTTGCCCATAATTATATATTCGGATAATAATTCTTCGGGGTTATATAAGTGCTTGCAGCAGACCCGTCTTCTGATAAAGCACGTGCTAATTCGTCTTCGTAGTATAATTTTAATTCTTGGCTTCTTTGTGGAGCGTATTTCTGACTTAAATAAAATGCCAGTCCTGATGTCATGCTCGGTATGAATCTGTAAGGAATATCCGTTGCATCGGTATACGTTGCATCCGCATCCTGAATTCTTTTAACAAAATACATATGGACTTCTTTCGAAGCGCTGGAAGAATCGGGTGTTGGATAGATTGTTACCGTTGTCTTGTCGACTAGTCTTTGGACAAAATATCTGGAAGGAGTTCCTTTAGCTAATTTATTAGCTAGACTGGAATAAGTTGCTCGTGTTGTTTTTGTTAAAGCTGAATCCGCTTCGGAAGTCGTTCCTCTGTCGGATCTAAGGGTTGCTTCAAGGACATCCGCAATTCCATAAGTAGAAGTTCCACTGGTTCCACCTGCTGTGGTTGCAGAAGTTCCATCTCCTGATGCTCTATAAAAAATATACTCGGCCTGGCCTTCAACTAAATCAATATTGGTATCGCCTACTTCCCAGTAGTGCAGACCTCTATTGCCCCATTCCTGAAAAAGAATGTTTAAGGTTCTTCTTGCCGTTTTTAATTGATATCCTGAAACAGACTGTAGACCAATCCGCTCGTAAGCATCTTCTATAATTTCATCAACAGCAAATGTCTTGTCGAACGTTACTGTTCCAGAAGTAGTATTAGCCATGCTCTACCTCCTAACTATAAACTTTAATCCACTCGCAATGTACACTGGCTGTGTCTCCAGAAGTAACTGCGGGAAGAGTTAGTATAACATCTCCATCAGCTCCAGAAGCTTCAGTATTTTTTATTCCACCAATAGAACTAAAGTCTAAAAACCCTCGTCCCTCTAATGTTAGAAATGCAACATTACTAGTGGCATTCCAGTACAATCTTACAGCATCTACTTTTGCTGTCACTGAAACATTATACCAAACTTTATTTAATCGAACTCTAGAACACGAATTACCTGTGTTGCCATGTGATTTATTAAGACCAGAAACATCTACAAGTGTTCTTGTAGCATCTCCAGTACTATCTGAAATATTAGTGTAAGTCGTTATTAGTTTTTTATCGCCGTCAAGTTGTGTGACAGCTGAAACTGCATCCGCCATTTTTTATCCTCCTTTTCAAGGGTGGAGTCATTACACTCCACTCCGAGTTTATTTATTATCTATTAACTGAATTGTATATATTCAAAAATAAACGAAAATGCACCTTGTGTACTTGCATCTTGAGTATTTGTAATATTACAATAAATAGTCCGTGCTGTAGCTGTATACTGTGCTGAAATTGCATGAGTAGTATCATCTTGAGTAATAGCTACTAACCCATTAGTTGCAGCAGAAGTTGCTAATCCAGGATATGTAATAGATCCCAGAACTACAGTTGTACCACCATCTAATATTTCATCAGTTTGTGCAGCTATGATTTGTGCGCCAGAACTTGATGTTCCAACTTCATAACCGATATCACCCGATGCTATTACAGGAGCAGTTGTACAAAGTATATAACAGTTAGTAATTATTGTATTAGCTGGTTGTGAAAATTCACCAATATTATCACTATCCCCTGCTGTAGTATTACAAGTAACACCTGTTACTACTCCAATGTGGTTAACAAATTTTCCTGTTACAATACCTGTTGAAGCAACTGAAAATTTATCAGTGTAAGCTCCAGTAGCTGCTGTTTGTGCGGAAACTTTAAGACCAGATTCTGCTCTTACCGTTCCCTTAAACGTTGTGT